ATCGGCTGGAGGCAGCACAAACAACACGTGCCACTTCGTGTGGTCCAGGGGGGGGTTCCGCAGGCCCCGGCAGGATTTTGCGCTTTCCTGCCCCGTGCCCCTCGTCGAACTTTCTGAGTGCTTTCGTGGGAGGCCATCCCCACTCATCAGCTTAAAGGTTAGCGTAAATTTTGTATGCCACACTTCCGTAACGTGTCTTCAGGTTGATGTGAATTTGCAAACGGCCATGTGCATTCGCGCACTAATCCCATAAGGGGAGGCGGCCGGTTGCGGGGAGGAAGCAATCACCTAGGGATCATGCCCAAGTGCATTCAAGTGCATCTAAGTTGCCGAGTAGCAGCACGATGAGTAGCACCTCTCCCCCATCACAAACCATCTCTACACGGGTCCAGGGTTGGTGGCGGCAAGAACGCCCAAACACTGAAGGGGTTTCTCAACAGTGCGTGGGCCAGTGTTGCTAAATTCTCACGACATTCAGCGTTCTTGCCTAGTATTTTTATTTGGCGGGTGGTCGATAGCCACCTCCAACCAACCCATGCCAGAGGCACAATAGTGCAATAGCATGGGATTTTCTATACTAACTAACTAACTAAGGAACGGAAAGCCCTCATCGATAAGGGTTTGTTGGTCTATCCCGAATTGCTAGATTGCCATATTTTGGGATTAAGTAATCGACTGCGCGATGCGCCATAGGATTGAAATGAGGCTTGGCACGGTTCCAGGCCTGACCGGCGAGCTGTTTTGCTACCTGTGCCAAATAAGAGAAGTGAATGGGGTTGTCCATGAAAGGTACAATCTCCATAGCCGCCAGCATGGCCTGACGCACATCTTCCACAGGAAGGCGAGAGAACCCAGTTGGAAAGAGCATGGAGTCACTTTGACACTCGTGATGGCAAGTGTAGGTGACCTCCAAGCGCTGGGCGTGCTCAGCAGGACTCATCTTAATGTAGTAAACATATAGGTAGCTGCCAAGCCTCGCGACTGAGCTTTCGGGTGTGTTTGCTTGATCTGTGACCAAACTATCCTGAAGCCCTGTCGTGCTCATCTGTGGTTGCATGAAGGTATACAGGCCGTGTTCCAGTCTGCCTGTATGGCGAAGCTTAGTCTTGAGGTCATTGAGGTAGACGTCCAAGCTTGCCTTTTCATATATCTTTCTTTCCTTGGTGGCGATAACACCTGCTAAGATTGGGCCTTCCTTATTCAAAACAGCAGTGACGTTCTGAAATAGGAAGCTGCCTGCATTCAACCTGGCATTGTAGTAAATGGCAGAAGAGTTTGCCATCTCAGCCCTCCCCACAGCGGACATGGGAAAGAATCCCGTGAACGTGCCTGTGGGCAGGCTCTCAGCGGATGAAGTAGTGCCACTGGGGAGCCATCCTATTGCGACATTACCGACCACAGCACCCGAAGTATCTGTTGTGGGGGTTGTGCAAGCGAGTCTAAGCAGACGGTACCAGCCCGGTGGGCAAACGGCAGCGTCTCCAATTGCCTCAACCACGTTGTTTTCGACTCCACCAGTAAGCTTCTGACATTGAAGAACAATGTCTTTCACATTGGACTGTAGTGCATCACATGAGTAGTGAGCCTCAATGGTCCACATTCCGCCTGCCAGATTGGCCATTGTTGAGCCAATATTGAAGTATGGCACCGCCCCCTGTGGCACGTAAAACCATGTTCCTGAGTCGTCCACGAATTGCCCAAACGGGAGCGTGCCATAAAGTTCAGAGGGGATGGTATCCCCCCCCGAGCTTTTCATTCCAGTATTATCGTACCAACCTGGAGGTTCGTCGAGGCTGACCGACGCTCCACGTGTCGTGGGAAAGACTGGGGGCTCTTGTGCAGCGTAGTTTGAGTACGATCCGAATCTGAAGAGGCCCACCCTTGCCGTAAATGTGGATGACTTCCACAAAGGAAAGCAAGGGTCCTTAAAAACAAGAAATGAAGCCCCTGTGGTCGGGATCGTAGTCTCTGTGACTTGCTCGAACTGGAATGTTGCTGTTGTGACTGGTGGGTCACAAGGGTGCCTTATCGGAGGATTTTCTGTGGGGAGCATGTATGATTTGATCAATCTCTCCTCCACGCCAGACTTGAAGTTCATAGGAATGAAGTTTGTCTTTACCTTCTTCATTGCAGGTTTTGTCTGCCTGCGTCGATTCTTTCTTTGCTGTTTAGCAGAAACTGTTTTACCCTTTCCGTTCTTTTGCTGGTTTTTCTTTGCTTTTGTCATTGCAAGGCCTATAAATCGCACAGAAAGTTCAACACTCATCGGTGGCGATTATCGTGCGCCAGAGATCATCGTCTATGACGCACGGGAGTCGCTCAATTGACTCAATCTTCCGTATCAAGGCTTGGACATCCTCTACGGACACCGATCTCGCCGAGGTATTTGTGTACAACTCCGCAACAGCTTGCAGAGTCACTTGGTCATACTTGACCCCAGACTTCATGGTCCATTCCCATGGCCTGTTGGGGTCTAATCTGACGGGGGTCCTCTTGGCTCCACACCTCAATTCTTGAATTTTTTTGGCCAAGTCATACAAAATGGGCACATTTGCTGAGCACAGACAATGCATGTCTGCGATCCCTGTGATGTGTGCCATCATGTCTCTTGTCTCGGGCTTTAATACCCAGCCCATTTTGTATGTGGACCTCCCGATTGTTTTGCCCCAGAACCAACCTTTGGCACTGGGGTATGGTCGCATCCCTAAATAGACAGCCTGTTTCACGTCCTGTGACGTGCACAATTTTGCCTCAAATCCAAAGAGGCGTATATTCTCGGCGACAGCGTACTCAAACTGTTTGAGCCGCTCGCCGTCCAATGTGGGAACGCGACCAATTGAATCATCACCACAAACACTGAGGATGATGGTGCCCCTCACTAACTCAACGTCCTTGACTGTGATTGTATGCAGTGGTTTTGAAAGGTAAGCGGCCGTGACGCTCAAAAAGGTGGCGAAGCCATTCAATATAGCATTGGCTAGCGCTGTGTCGTCTCGGCCCGAGGCATTCATAACTCGCGCCTCGTATTTTAAAGGTCCTATTTTTCCCCTCGGTGCCCTCCAAAACTCGAGCACCTTTCGAAAGTCAACGGTTTGGTTTTTGTAGAGACGTTCGAGGAACCTCCAGCTGGCGGCACTGTGTGTGTTGTCGTACATAGAGAAATCACACCAAAAATATGTGCCTTGCTCGTCGACGAGCCTGCACAGTAATTTGTGAAGGGTTTCTGGGGCAGCACTACCATATGTGATGATGCTTTCTGGGCCCCAGACTTCTTTGAGCTTCTTGACCAATGGCTTCAGTATAGGCCCAGCGACACAATGGGTTATGTCTGCTGGAGCCTGAATAAGCCTATCGATCATTTCATCCAGTTGCTCAACCCTACCCTCCACCTGCGCAAAGCCAGGCAACAATTCCTCCTTCACAAATGCACAAAATTTTGCATCTGACGGGAGCAGCCCCCTGCGCAAGTACTTTGCGTAGGCTAGCTTGAGAGGTGCCTTCCTAGGGCCTGGCATACTCTCAATCCATTCTTCAAAGCTCATTTCTGGTGCCTCAAAGTCAGGTAGGAGAGTTGGGATGAATTGATCGACCCAGTCCCAAATGCCCAAATATGGCCCCAGACCCCACTCTGCAGGGTCTTGCCTCCTAAACACTCTGCCTAATAATGCTTTACAGCGATTGTAATTAGTATGAGCACTGACGAAGGGCCGGGCGCCGGAGCATGCTATTCCAGCGAGCCCGAACTGCCATCGTGTCTCGTTGACCCTCTTCAACTTTTCCAAGTCTTCTTTTTGCATGTAGTCATACTTCTTCGACTTTTCCCCAAATTTCTCCTTGACCCTCGCTAGCTCCCAATTAATCTTTACGGATGACTTGCCCTTTTCGTTCGTTAAGTCCACCTTGCTCCACTTGCTTTGTGGGGGTGGAAGCTCTCCTCCGCGGCAGTAGACGAGTCCCGGATAGCAAGTTGGAACCTGCAGGTTTTCCTGGACCTGTGCGCCTGCCCCGGTTACACATCCGTTCAATTTTAAGGAAGCGGCACACTGATTGCAAATGCGCCTCTTCCATCTGTACTTCGTCCCTGGCGGATCTTTCCCGCATGAGACACACTGTCTGGGATGTCTAGGATTATTGAGGGAGAAAGCCTTTACAGCACCTATTTGGGCTTTGGCGGCTCGAAAGACATTGTCCACCTGAGCGCCAATCAGTGCAGGCTCCTTCTCTTCAGGGCTCGAGAGGGCTAAGTGGGGCCCCCTAATATCTAAATAGGGGCCCTGGGCCTCAGGAGGGAGGAGTGTCTTTACAACATTGTACATAGCTCGAACGCGTGCCTCGGGCGTGGGTAGCTCCGAAAGCTCATCTAGTGTGAGGGCCCTTGAGGGCTCAGTCACACTGTGAATTTCTAAGACTTGGGATCTGGGGATTAGGAAATTAAAATTCATTGTACACGCAATTGACCTCTGGAAGGAACGTAACTTTCGGGCGATTAGTCCCAATAGTCCATCACAACGAAGCATCCAAGCCTCGCACAGACACGCGAATCTCCCGATGTCCAGACGAAATAAGTCCAAAAGTAGTCCTACAACACCGGGTGAGTTGTCTCGATACGAAAGGGCAGCGATTTGATACAAGTCGGCCCCGACCCGAAGACGATGCACGTGCAACGGGGTCAAGACAGCGCTTCTTGTGCTGATGGCTGAGATCCTCTCTAGGGGGATTGCGCCCCCTGCCATTAGGTTGGCAGAGTTGACAACTGCTGATCGTTCCTGTCGCGCATATAAAATGTCGCCGGCTCGCAGCTTACTCTCCAACAGGACCTCCTTCTTCGCCTCGATCATTCTAGAGGAAAATTTGTCCATAATTGCATATAGCTGGGACGTCAATGTGAATGCGGCCATGAAGCCGACTGGCGCAAGAAAAGCCCTGGAGGGCAGTCTCGAGCCCTTGTGGTTGTACCACATCGTGGGGAGAGCCCAGTCGACACCCTCAGCCGGGGGTGCGTCATGGCCGAAGGTGAATGGGCAAAAAGGGATCTTAACCCTCTGGAAATCGTAACATGCGGGCAAGCCAAGAGGTAGTGGCTCGTCGTCCGCAGTCGAAGTGCATGTTGACGCATGTGTTGCAGTCGACATTGGTGTCGGCTGTACTCGCGGCCGCGGTGCTCGGGGTGCACTCGCCGCGCGATCAGGAACATGCGTTGGCCTGATCGTTACAAAGGTGCGTTCAGGCGCTGTGCGTGCGCATCGCACCCTGGGGGAGACCAATCTTGTGTACTCCACTTGTATCTCAGGCTGCTCCACATGTAAATCGGGCAAGGCCTGAAATGGGTTGGGCGACTCAAAAGTCCTGGGATTGGTCTGTTGCTTTCTCTCCAGGAATTCGTGGTCGGGGAGGGGGAAGAGTATAGGAGTCAAGAGAGGAATGTTCTTACAAATGACCTTGCGGTCAAATTCACATAGCTCCACATGTGCCTGTGGTTTTAGGCACGCTACAGGAAGCCAATGCGGTGCATACTGACAGCGATCGTTGACCAAGACGTGCATGATGCCAAACCCTCGACCACCACTACTCATCGAGGGCTTGACAACCTCGATTTCCCCTGTCATTGGGTTATGCGAGTAGATGCCAAAGCCAAATCCTTGCAACATGCCCATGGCATCTTCCAAGCTTACCCCTTGAGTGAGGAATCCATCTTGCACCGATCGTGAGTACAGGGCCTGGTAAGGCTCCTGTTCTGTCTTGGAATACGTGGCCAGAACACTCTTCATGAAGCAATGCGCATTGCGTGGCAAAGCCTCAATGAGGAGTTTCTTCTCCTCCAACCTCGCCCCATTGGGAGTGATATTGTAGGACCCTGCAAGGTACCTCCAATAGCCATCCCACTGGCCCTTCACAAAGTCACGTTTTTGCACCTCACCCACATTCGCCAGGATGCTGTGGTGCAAAGGTCGGCTCCGCATGCTCTCCTCTTGCGCTTGGGATTTCGGGCGGGTTGACCCTTCATACCCAAAGATCGTAATCAATGGGGTGTTTTCCCTCGCTTTCCCCTTGTTCTGCGGGGCCGCTGTCCCCCTCCTCAAGCAGCTTGGGGCGTAGAGCCTGCTCGAGGCACGGCTGTAGAGCTGGGGTTTCACAGGTGGGCTAGTGAAACACGCACACCCCTGCTCCGCCGTGGTCATATCTTCTTCTTCGCACATCCCAC